GCATCCATTTTGGTAAGTGCTCGTAAGCCAATTGCAATCGCCCTAACAAATCTCTTGCCGTAGAAGATTTATTTGCTAGTATTGCAACATTCACATTATCGTTAAATAATACATAATGTAAGAGGTAGGAAACAATGATAGTTGACTTACCACTCTGTCTAGGTAACTTACATATCGTAAACCTATTTTCGTGAAAAGTATCTACCATGTTTTTCTGAAAATCATACATTTCAAAAGGTACAAGACCTTTATCAATTGTAACAATCTTCAAATAACTTGATATAAAATATTTAGGATCATCTAAACACTTCAAGACTTCTTCAATCTGTTTCTTTGTAAATCTTGATTTTGTGTGTCCTTTTTTTAGATTAGGGTTACCTAAATACTGGTCTGTTTTATTATTCATAGTTTGCTTTGTTCATCATAAAATACATTTTTTCACCTAGAAGATTGCCAATCTCATTGTCTGTTGGATAATGAAATCCTGCTTGCACTCTTCCATAACCACATTCATTTCCTTTTTTTATTATTTCTTTTTCATGTTCTGGAAACTTACCTGCAACATATTTTGCAACTAATCTTGATTGTGTTGAATGTCCACCAGGATAAGATGGCGTCTTATTTGTTGAACTCGGTAAAGTATTAAGTGTACTAATTATCTCAATAGGTCTCCTTCTATTAAACTTATACTTAAAGTGTTTAATAACAGGTCTTGCTTGTTCAATTATATCCTCAAACTCGTTATCGTGAAACACTAATCCATTTTCTTGACAATAAACTCTGATTGCATAAAATGGAACTCTATCGTGATCCATAACAGACTTAACATCTTTTGCCGATCTATTTGCCACAATAACTTTTACTTCTTCCGCCTCAGCAATATCATCTACTGGTGGTGCAGGAAGAGTAATACTTTCTTCTAAACCTTTTCTAAAAAATTCCATTTACTTCTTATTCTTTAATAGTTTTGTTAATTCAGTTGTTGATCCAACAAACAAAGCATTTGTTACATTTTTAGGTCCTCTTTCAGGAACATCTTTTATCTTCTTTAACTTTTCTTGCAAGTCTAAAAGATTTTGTGATACTTCACTTACTGTTTTAATAAGTTGTCCTGCAACCTCATAGGCACGAGGATGTTCACCCTCTTTTGCTAGTCCTAAAATGCCGTCTATTGCTTCGTTGCCTTTATCTATTAGTTGATAAAGATTTTTTCTACCAGTTTCAAAGTCTATATCTGGGTCTTTATCTTCTGGTACTACTACTTCTTTTGATTCTTTTTTCTCTACCTCTATTGGCATAACCTCAGTAGTAATATTTAAAACTTCGTTTAATTTATCATCTATTGTACTCATAATTATTTATCATCACCTGTTGCCTCATCATAATTTTTACCATCATCAAAAAATTCAAGGGTTGTTGTATATGTATATGTATCGTCTTTGTCAGCAGATGTTGGGTTAGGTTGTACCGTAACTCTTTCACTACGAGATGGTGCTTTGTCGGCTGTATTTGTATATAAGTCAGCAGAAACTTTTTTAATTATAGCAGTTGTACTTATAGGACCGTATAGATAAATTTTTGCCGTAAAACTTAAACTATATGTTATTCTTCTTAATGAAGTTAATGAACCTTGATAACTATCCTCATAATTAACACTCTCTAATACAAACGGTATATCTCTTTTTGTATCCATGTATGTAGAATCTTGAATCATAGTTACTGTATAATCAGGTTGAAAGTATGGAAGTATTTGCTCAATAATCTGTAAACCATCATCTGAGGTAGCCGTAAATACATTTAACTCAAAACTTACATTGTATGGTACAGGTGAGTATTGTGTATTTAATTTTGATGTATCAGCGTTTGTTGTAACTTTACCTATTCGTTGATTCTTATTTAATTTTCTACTACTATCATATGAATAACCTGTAATATCAAATGCCATACGAGGCAAAGTAATTGCTACAGATGAATCATCTCCTGTTAAATCTTGTTGTTGGTCTAATCTTGCAATAAACTTTTCTTTAGGAGAATATGATAAAGGCACTCGAATATTCTGTAAAGGATTGCCACTAGAATCTAATCTCTTAATATTAATATTATTAAAGATTGTACCAAAGGCAATTACCGTATTACGAATTTGTTTATGATAAAAATGATCTCCAAACATTAGTATTCGTCAACCTCTCCAAATGGATTTCGTTCACTAAAATCCAGTATATCATCAGCAGTTGATGATGTATTTGTACCAGCAGCAGTTTCAAATGCTTGTCCTTGGTCTACTGGTTGTTGTGTTGCCATTGTAAAGTCCTCATTGACAAAATAATCAATTGCACCAACACTACTTTCCATTACAAATGCTCCTGTTTCATTCTCTAAACTAAATTGAAAATTCATTGTGTCGGTTGATAATGAATCTTCGGTACTATCAATCTCAGCAATACCTGTATCAATTCTTTCTGAACTGTACTCAAACTTAGTACAAGATAATTTGTAAACCGGTAAAGCACTTTGTTGATAAAATGGTTGTTCGTGTTCGACAAACTGTATTTCAAAAAACGCATTTGTTGTAGGAAAATAAACTAAATCACCTTCGTTAGGTCTCAATGTAGTTTGTAAATCACTATTGTTTGATATCAAAGTTTCCCACCTCAATTTAGAAACAGTAAACACAATATCATCTCTCAACTCTAAACCAAACTTTTTAATAATCTCTTGTTCGCCCATGTACCCATCACTATTATCTACATACATTTCTATAATATATGAATCGTCAAAAGAGCTTGCAGGATCCTCACCAAAGATTGTATCCTTGTTCGCTATCTTTCTTGGTAAATAATAGACATCTTGGCCGTAAATCTTAAGCTGTTCTATAATTAAATCTTCATATAGTCTTTGCTCAGATGTTGTGCCTGTGTCAAAATAGACATTCGTTGGCATTTATTATCCTTGTTGCATATGTGCAGGTTCTTCGTAATTCAATCTAATTTCTTCTTCTAACTTTTGTTGTTCTGCAATCGCTGTAGAAAATAGTTCAGGTCCATTGAGAGTAACTCCGCCTAACATAGCAGTACCCGAAAACTTAGAAAGATTTTGTCCCCATTGTCTTTTAATTAATGCTGTTGCATATCTCTTTAAATATATATCATCATAGATATCAGTATGAGTATCAGGATCTAGTTTACGAAAAACCTCTATAATTAAATATTCACCTGCTGTTATATCGTTTTTCCAATCCATATCAATGAATAATCTATTTGATAGTTGATTAAATCTCATTGGTTTTTCTCCCACTAAAATGTGGTCAAGAAAATCTAGATGTCGCATTGTCATTTCATAATGAACAATACTTGTAGATGAAAAATCATATAAGTCATTTAGTCTTAACTGATACTTAACATCAAATATATTCATACTTGCTCTGTCAGATAAAGGAAATACATTGACAACAGAAATAACCGATGAAGGAACTACAAGAAAATTGTCTGCTCTTTTCCATGTAGTCGTAACAGAATTATCTGTAATTGATTCAGATGTGTCTGTGGTCATTCTTGTAATATCAGCATCCGTTACTAGATATTTTAAATACATTCTTTCAACACCATCAACATGATATTGTGCAAAATATTGAACCGCCTCATCTATTCTATCATCAACCTGGTCATCATCAACATTTATGTCGATTACAGGTTTACCTAATGCTCTTAAACAATACTCCTTAAATGTAGTTTTTGTAGTTGGGACTGCCATATTTTAACTTCCTTTTTAACTATTTATAACTATCCTAATGCGACAGCCTGTGCGATTGCAAAAGCGTTAGTTGCCTTTGTATTTGCAAGAGTAGTATTAGCATCAATTTGTGTTTGAATTGCACTAGTTACACCGTCTAGATATCCTATTTCAGTTGATGTAACAGCACTTATAGATACATCACCGTTACCATCAGATACTAATGCTCTAGAAACAGTTAAGTTTTCCATCTTACTAAATGCGATTGCAGCTGATGATTTGATATCAGCATTGACAATATTTGTGATTGTGTTATTATCACTATCAATACTTTTATTTGTTAGTGTATCAGTTGTATCCTGTAACACAATTGTACCAGTTGCATTTGGTAAAGATATTGTTCTATCTGCTGTCGGGTCAATCGTTGTTAAGTTTGTTTCGTGTGCGTCAGCAGTTGCACCTTCGAACTTAAATGAATTTTGTATTTCAATTGTAGTTGAATCAATTGTTGTGGTTGTTCCTTCAACAGTTAAATCACCAGTAACTGTTATATTGTTACTTCCGTCTGCTGTAAGACCAGTAATCAATGAACTATTAGGATCAATAAAGTCCATTCTTTCAGTTGATGAATTATATTTTAAAATATATCCATTTGCTTTTGTAGATATATTGACATCATCCATATCTAATAACTGAACGCCACCACCGCCACCGATAGTTGACATTTGCATACTAGTTATATTTTTAAAATTTAAAAACTCTCTAGTTAATTTATCTAAAGTATCAATAGACCTTAGACCAGTCATTTTATCTTTTTCTAACTCATTAGCAACCTTCATTTCTTTGATATGCGACATTACTTTATTAATAATGTCAGGATCAGATTCTATTTCTTTTGGAGATATGAATGGAAGTAAAGTATCACTACCTATTTGACTATATTTTTCTGCAACAATCCTTCTTGCATTTTCATCAATAATAACTTCTTCTTTTGGAAGATTAACATATTTATCTGCTATTTGTTGTCTAGTTAATTCGTCAATAGGTTCTGGTTTTGGTTTTAGAATAACCTTTTTTATTTCTTCTTTTACAGGCTCAGGTTCTATCAGTAACTTCTTTTTCTTTTTCTTTTTACCTGACTTTGCGGCCATTAAATCAATAAATAAATCTTCTAAAGCGCCTATCTTCTTTTCTTCTTCTTCAATATTTTTTTCAATAACTTCTTTTTCTTTACCAACAGTATCTAAAAAACTTTCAAAACTTTTTTCAAGTTGCCATTCTTTTAATTGTTTATCAGGATCAAGAGGTAAATCAGTTTTACTTTCAAGTGTTCCGTTTATTCTCGCCTCTTGTAACTGTGCTATTTGTTTTTCAATATCAACATCAATATCAACCTCTTCTTGAATTGGCATAATAGTTGCAGGTGGTGATTGAATTGTACCACTTGGTAACAAACCTGTTAAAAAGTTTGACTGTCTTTCATTGTCAAGATATTTTTGTGTTGAACCGTTTAACATAAGTTATCTAGATACGCTTGGTGTTATCGTTGCTCTTCCCTCTATTCTTCGAGTAATTAAACCAGATGAGTCTGTTGTAGTTAAATCCCAAACAAATCGACCTTCCGAGAGAGCGCCTGTTACAGCATCTGTTAATGCTATAGAACAAGTACCGTCAGTTGCACTTACCTTTGCTGTCGTAAAAGATGTTGATGAACTAG